TCTTGTTTCTTCGAAGTTTGTCTTGCCAGCTGTTTTATGTAAGCTGAGCATAACTCTGCTAAAGTTATGTCTACCCAATCGTTCAATCTCTTCTTTAAGTTCCGGACAAGACCCATAATACTTCTTCCAATCAGATTCTGATTTTACTTTTCTCTTTTTGCCTCTTGGAGTTCTAAACTTCCAGAAATATTTACGACCGATGTACTTCCTGCCGTTCGTGACATTAGTAATACAGTAGACGAAACCGAAGAAATTGTCAATATCGTCAGAAGTAAAAGCCCGACCTTTATATATCCAGGCGTTTTCATAACTTCCTTCACCCATTGAGGGCGTTGGGGTGGTTTCCACTTTCCAATTCGTACAGTCATAACCCTATTTAGTGCAGGGTTCAAGGTACTTGAATAGGATCAGATATTGGATAAGCTACCCAACCAGTAGCAATATATTTAAGTCCTTTATTTGGAATAACTCCTTTGTGTACATGAGTAAATCCAGCAGGCCAAATAACACACCTTCCCATCTTAGCCCTAACATTAGGATGATCTAAAAACTCTGTTCCACATTTTGCATTATTAAGATAAATCATCCATGCCAAAATTCTCCTAGAACTCTGATGGCTTGGACCATGCTCACAATGAAATTTCTTATAACCATCTTCTTCCCCATCATATTTTTGAACAACATACTCATGATAAATGGTAAAAGATGCAATCTCATTTAAACCAATATATTTTTCATGATACTTACGAATACAATCATTTAAATTAGGTCGTATAATATTTGTAGGTAAAGATAACTTTGAAAAATCATATGGTATTTGAAAACACTTCTTATGTTCGGGAACATATCCACCCATAGTACATCCACGTCCATAACCCCCCTTTTCAAATAAGGAAATTATCATCTGACACTCCTTCTCAGTGAGTACCTGATCATAAATTTCAATAAAATTAGGTGCCCCAAATAGTTTCACAATACTCTCTGATAGAACGATCTGATGAAAAGAATCCTGACCTTGAAACATTTATTAATGACATACGTTGCCAATTCTCCCAATCTTTCCAAGCATTATTAACACGATCCTGAGCATCACAATAGTCAGAAAAATCAGCACATACACAGAAAGGATCATGCTCCAATAAATTATTAATTAATGGTTTAAAAGTTTCTTTATTACCATTACTAAAATGACCACCTTTAACAAGATTTATAGCCTCCCATAATTCAGAACTCATATAACTCTTAGGATCATATCCATTAGACCATAGATCTGCTATTCCCTTCTCATCATTACCAAACAAGAAGAAGTTCTCCTCTCCTACAAGCTCACGTATCTCCACATTAGCACCATCTAATGTACCAATAGTCAAAGCACCATTCATCATGAACTTCATGTTCCCTGTACCAGATGCTTCCTTACCTGCTGTAGAGATCTGTTCTGATAGATCAGCAGCAGGATATACCTTCTCTCCTAACTTCACACTATAGTTTGGTAAGAATACTACACGTAACTTACCGTCCATATCAGGATCAGTGTTCACTACCTCAGCAATATTACAAATGAAATTAATAATATGCTTAGCCATATAGTATCCAGGTGCTGCTTTACCACCAAAGATTACAGTCCTTGAAACACCATTATGTCCATTCTTAATGCGAAGATATTGAGTAACAACCCATAAAGCAAGAAGATGTTGTCTCTTATATTCATGAATCCGCTTGACCTGTACATCAAACATACTAGATGGATCAACAGAAATACCAAGTTCCTCATGAATATAAGTGGCCAAATTATGTTTAGCAATAACCTTACAGGTAGCAAACTTTTCTATCAAATCAGGATCACTTAAATGATTCTGAAGATTTGAAAGAGCATCACCCCTAGTAATCCAATCAGATCCTGCATATTGATCCAATACCTCAACAAGACCTGGATTACAAGAAGCAACCCACCTTCTAGGAGTAACACCATTTGTTACATTGGTAAATTTATGAGGCCATAGATCATAAAACTCTGGCATCAACTGCTTTTTAACAAGATCGGAATGCAACTCTGCTACACCATTGACATGATGTGATCCAATGGTTGCCAAGTTTGCCATACGAACTGATTTACCACCACGCTCATCAATAATAGACATCTTCTCTAGCATTGAATCATCACCAGGATAATTAAGTCTCACTACCTGTAAGAATCTACGATTAATCTCATAAATTATCTCAATGTGACGTGGCAATAGAGTCTTAAAGAGTTTAAGATCCCATGTCTCCAATGCTTCTGGAAGAAGAGTATGATTTGTATATGAAATAGTCTTACTTACTATCTCCCATGCAGGTTCCCATTCAATATGTTTTGTGTCTACAAGTAATCTCATCATCTCTGCTACTGCAACTGATGGATGAGTATCATTAAGTTGAATCTGATACCTATTAGGAAACTCTTCCATAGGAACATGACACTTATCCATATTCCTAATCATATCCTGAAGAGATGCACTAACAAAGAAGAATTGCTGTTTTAATCTTAGTATCTTACCTGCATCTGTACCGTCATTAGGATAAAGAACCTTAGAAATGGTTTCAGAAGTAACACTCTGTTCCACTGATCCCATATAGTCACCTATATTGAAAGCATAGAAGTCAAAGATTTCCGTTGCGTCTGCTCTCCATAAACGTAATCTATTACAAGTGTTTACCCTATAACCTAACTGAAGAACATCATACGGAACACCAACCACATGCTCATCAGGAACCCAACGTACCCTATAGTTCTCTCGATCTGAAATATAATTCTCTACTTTACCACCAAATCCTACAAGAACAGACTCATCTGGTTGTGCAAGTTCCCAGGGCCAATCCCCATGCAACCAATTATCTGTTGCTTCAAGTTGTATATTCTCTCTTATAACCTGCTTGAACATCCCAAACTTATATCTTATCCCATATCCAGTAGCAGGGACTTGAAGGGTTGCAAGGGACTCCATATAACATGCAGCAAGCCTCCCTAAACCACCATTACCCAGTCCAGGTTCTTCTGCAGCATCCAGTACCTGTTCTAAGGTCAGATCATACTCTGATACTGCCTCTCTTGCTTCCTTCTCTAAACCCAAATTGAGAAGATTGTTCCCCAACTGAGGTCCGATTAAGAACTCTGCAGAAAGATATGCTATCTCCTTATTATTATTACAAACTTCTGGAGCAAGATGATAAGTCATCATCTGATCTCTCACAGCATAACATAATGCCATGTAGATATCATGAGAACTCGCAATCTCAGGACGCTTTCCTAATGTATAGAAAAGACGCTCAGTGATACCATTATACAAATTGTTCTTCATAAATCACATTCCCCGCGATGATAGTTCTTTCTTCACACTTATTCTTTGGTACATGATGCTTTATCCAGGAAGGAAATATTACTATATCTCCTGATTTAAAGAAAACCTTTTTATTGGTATCGTCAAATACAAGAGGAGCAGATCCTTTAGGTGCATTTACACAATAAACAAAAGACCAATGATATGGTATATGTTCATGACTGCATTGATAATCTCCCTTATTATACACCTGACCCCATACCTGATACAACCTAAGGTTATGAAATTGAAGTGGTGCAAGATTTTTTATAAGATCTAAAGCATAATCTCCAATCAATTTAAACTGATCAAAACAGTGCCATCCTGTCATAGAAGCACCTTTATCTCTAGTTGTTGCCTCCTCCAAAATAATTTTATGCCATCCAGGATTCATTTTTTCCGCAAACGGATAATGGTAAACAAAGACCTTTGTTTTCTGGGAAACCTCTAAATTATAATTTGAATCCGGAGAAAGTATCCTTCTTAACATCTTGTTTAATTCCACCTACAACATAGGATTCAACTTCAGTCTCTTGAGGAGCAACCTGAAGACCCTTAGAAGATACCCAATGTTGTGTCCAAGGAAGTGGATTATGAGCAGCAGGTATATCATATACTGCTTTCATTCCAATAGATTTTAATCTTCTATTAGCAATCCATTCCACATACTGTTGTAGTAATTTATCATTCAATCCTATCATACTTCCATCTTTAAACAAATAGTCTGCCCATCTCTTCTCTTCATTTACACATATATCAAACTGTTTATATGTCCACTCCTCTTCTTCTTTCATTATCTCTACCATATCAGGATCATCACCCTTCCTCCAATTATTTAAGATATTTTGGGTAATGACAAGGTGTTGATTTTCATCTCTGGCAATAAGGGAAATGATTTTAGCACTCCCTTCCATAAGTTTGAGCTCACCAAAAGCAAAAGAGCAAGCAAAACTAACATAGAACCTAATTCCTTCCAGAATATTAACATTTGCTACTGCCTTATAAAGTGAACGTTTTAAATCTTTTTCAGACCACTGCACTGATGGTGATCCTTTCCAATCTGGTTTCCAATTATTACTCTGTCCCCACTCATGAGCTTGATTAATAAAATCATCATATGCCTGAGTAACACTAGAAGCACGTTCTATTATCTTTTGATCCTGAAGAATAGTATCAAATACTTGTGAAGGATCTGAATATACATTCTTCATAATATAAGTATAAGAACGACTATGAATCATCTCCATAAACTGCCAAACTTGCATACATG